CGCTTGTTCGTGTCCATCCCTCACTATGGATTTGTGTTCGCACCCACCTAGAAATCCATTGTAGCCCATACTGATGAGCCTATTGTTCTTCACGAGGACACACCCCACCTTCAACCTCTCACATGGTGACCTGACGGATGCGAGATCTGCGACGTTTATAAAGTATTCATCCCATGTAATGCGATCAGTCATATTTAAAGAGATGAAGTAAATCTTTAATTAAGGATGGGACTAATTTACAAAATAACATCTCCAGATGGAAAAATTTATGTTGGACAAACAAACAGAACATTTCATAAGAGAGTATTAGAACATAAAAATCCCAATTCTAGATGCACCGTTGTATCTAGAGCTATTTGTAAATATGGACCAGACAAAATGAGTTTTGAAATCGTAGAGGATGATATCCCAGTGGAACAACTTAACGAAAAGGAAATGTTTTACATCATGATGTTTAACTCCCTCACACCGAATGGATACAATTTAACGGCTGGTGGTCAGGATGGGGTGTTTACCGATGAGGGTAGAGAATTGGTAAAGAACGGTATTCGCAAAGCAAATATTGCTAAAAAAGGTTATATTGGAAGTATAATTTGCAGTAATAATAAATATTACCCACTTGATGTAAATAGACAGTATCTAACTTTTGGTGGTTTTTATAAAAAAAAGGATGCTGAAGATGTTTTGATTACTTACACGAAAGATCCCGACAATTATATAAAAGTCATGTCAAAAGACCACAGGTCCCTTAAAGAAACAAAAGGGTGTGTATGGCACTGCAGAGGACGTTGGATAGTAGAATATAAGGTAAAAGACGTTAAAACGACAGTTGGTTCATTTGATACAGAAGAAGAAGCTCGAACATATTTAGCTAATCACATACGAGATCCAATAAATTACCCCGTGTTAAGAAGACCTCGTCTACGGGGGGGTGTCATTAAATCTGGTAATAGATGGGTAGTTAGAGTAAGAGCCAAACAAGTTGGGAGATTTGATTCGAAAGAAGAAGCAGAAAATTTTAAGAGGGAATACATTAGTACTCTATCTTAAATCCTTATCCGCCGTGTAATACGTCTTCCCCTTCGTGACGAAGCTGTGTACCCTCGCATATCCCCACGCCTGTGGAGAGGCTCCCGGACGATGCCCGGTTCTCCACGCGGCGAGTCCCCTATTGTACACGGTCTTGAGGGTCTTCAAAGGCACACCAGTAGCCTTAGCAATTTCAGGGAGAGATTTGGCTCCCGGATACATCTTTCTAAACTTTTGCGTGTAGGAAGAGGTCTTTGTCTTCTGTCCCTTGTCCGTCTTGAAATCTTTGTAGTCCCGCTTGAGCATCTTCTTGTAGCGGGTCTCGACCTCCTTGAGGGTGGTGAGTCCCCTGAAATATTTGAGGGGTGCGTAGATCTTACCTTCAGATTTACGCAGTTGCCCGACCTTCTTGGTAATCTGAGCATCACTTAAAGGCATCTTACTTTTTAAAGATATTTTATATCATGGGAAGAACATGTTCGTTCTCCGTGACGGACCGAACCACACCGGATCGGCTCGATACGATTTTTAATAGTATATGGGCTATGGAAGAGCGAGTAAAGTTTGAAATAAACACAACACAATGTAACAACGTTTCACTAGGAAGAATTCTATCTATGAAGAGTGTTCTGGATCTTCATAGACCAAACTCACGCAAGTATCTCGAGAGTAGTACCATCCTCGTCAAGACACAAATCGCACGTAGACTTCTGCAGTTCGGTCTCGCCCTCATACGCACAGAACGACCTGTATATGTCAAAGTCATTTGAGATATTTTATCGCCGCGGCGATACTGGAATAAATGCATTTTCCAAACCTGACGCGCCCCGTTCTAGGATTGTAGTACCCTACGTGCCCGTTGAAGACCGCTTTGTGAAGTTCACCCATATAAAAAATACAAGATTATAATAGTCAGCGAGATGGGATTGTCGATTATTATGGGAAATATGTTTTCGGGTAAAACGTCTGAGCTCATCAGGCGACTTAAGCGCCTGAAAGTTATAGGTAAAGATGTGATGATTATCAATTCCGCTAAGGATACTCGGTCCCCCGAAGAAGTTTTGAAAACCCATGATAATGTAAAGTTCAATTGTCACAAAGTTTTTGACCTGTTTGAAATTATCAATACAAATGAATTCGATAAAGCTGACATCATTGCCATAGATGAGGCGCAATTCTTCCCCAGACTCAAGAAATTCGTCGAGTGTTGTCTACATTTGAATAAATCGGTCATCCTCGCGGGTCTCGATGGTGATGCGTTTCAACGTAAGTTTGGTGAACTTATAGACTGTGTACCCATGTCATGTGATGTAACCAAATTATCCGCACTTTGTATGCGGTGCAATGACGGGACACCTGGTCCATTCACGAAAAGAACTGTGGAGGACAAAACACTTGAACTCATAGGTGGGAGTGACATGTACATCGCGGTGTGTCGCGATCACCTATAATTTAAACACTTTGTCTGAGACGTTACGTGCCAATCTACGAAACCACCCGAATGCAGTCACGGAATCGTTTTCGTATAGTGGTATGATTAGAGAAATGCGGGTGCACCCACCTGTCTGTTTGGAGACAGAATGTTTGACTTCACTTCCATTATATAGAACACCCTTACCAGCTTTCGTTTCACTGATTTTCACTTTATCATGTCTATCTTTAGTCATGAGATGTGATGTGTTGCATTCACTTGTATAAATGTTACAGACATACGTATTGCGTGCACCATTAGTGAAATTATTGTCAAAGTGCCAGTCGATATAGTGACCACTTTGGTTATACAGTCTCAAGAACCAGCAATATTGCTCCTTCTCGCAGTCAGCTGGTTTCACTTTCTTATTTTTCAGGGTGGAAACATACTCATCGATGATATTGAACACCTGAGGAAGTCTATCTCTGACTGTACTTCTCGTGATTTTGTACCCTTCAACCATATTTGATGTCGACTTGTTACCGTGTTGTTGTGCGATATGTATGATATCATTCACGTATGGGTTGAGGCTGTTTGATATTTCCGAACAGTCAATCTCCTTAAACTTTCCGCTCTGGGCTGGTTTGAGATACCCATTCCATAGGTTCACAAGAAATGGTAGCACCAATAGGATTAGTAGTAGTAACCTCATACAATAGACCACTAAAATCTTTTAACGTCAAGAATGAGCACGACTCGTTTACCTGGCCCCGTCTTTGTAACTTCGTGGTACCTCGAGTGATCGAATATGAATGACTCACCTTCTGTATGAACGTGTGGTCCATTCTCCGTGAACAAGGTACAGTCACCATCACCCACGATCGTGAGGTGATACCTCAGTAAATGATTCGTCTCTGCCCTGTGTGGTGGTATGGTCATCGGTCCCTCCATGACAGCGAACGACGCCGTTTCTTCGTAAATACATGGTACCTGTCTGACGAGACTTTTCAGTTTCGGAAACTGGTCAAACGTATATCTGTAGTACGCATCATTCTTTTGAAACCATGGATCGAGGTCATGATACATGGTTTTTTTCAACGTCTTCGATACCGCCTCGAACTCCTTTCGGATATCACGGTAGTGTGCCTGTATCAAATGAAGTCCTTTGAATTGCCATACTGAATATTTGGGGGTATGCATCAATATATCAACCACAGTATTTCGCATACCTACGAATGGTCGTTTCCAATTTTGAAAATATAGGTTATCGATGGGTGCCTTGAAATAGTCATGACCCACGAGAAGAAGTGGAACAACCACCAGGTACCACATTATTTTCTCAGTAGATAATAAACATGCCCGTATACGGCAAGAACATGGAAAAGTATGCCCCTGCGCCCACCACCGAAACTAAGGAAATGAAGGACCGTTTCACGATGCCCGACATTCCTCAGCTCACCATCGTCCAGATGATCATCGCCGCGGTCATCGTCGCGTACGCGTTCACGGCGCGTAAGGTGAAGGGTGTCGTCGTCGCGACCCTCGCGCTCACTATTGGCCTTCTGCACATGTACGATCACCTTTACCGTGTGAAGCGTGGCCCCGAGAAGCTCTTCCTCTTTCCCGGTGATAAGACTGAGAACTACTGCGCCGGTGGATGTGGATGCGGTAAGTAAAATATTGACACATACTAAGTATGCGCGTTAGAGTTGTTCGTAGCCCCGATTCTAAAAAGAAGTTCAGGGCGATATTAGAAAACGGTAAGACTGTCGACTTTGGTGCGAGAGGGTATTCAGATTATACGAAACACAAAACACCCTCTCGCATGCGATCGTACGTGTTACGACATGGTGGGCAAATACCAAGACGTATCATCGCTGAAAGAAATCCATCGAGGATTCAGGATATGATGCTAAACATAGACCGGAGTGACAAAGAAAATTGGAAAATGAGTGGTATCAACGGGGCTGGATTTTGGTCACGTTGGTATCTCTGGAGTTTCCCGGATATGAAGGATGTCAAAAAGTTTATGAAGAAGCGATTCAACATACAGATCGTTTAAGCGACTCGACTTGTTCCACAAATCGTGTCATTAGTTCAAGACGTTCGTAAAGTTCTTCACCCAGATAGAGCTTTACGAATTTCTCATCTATATCAGTTTCTGATGTATACTCTTTGATTACATCGTAGACTTTTGTGTCGTACCAATTAATCAAGCTCTGCTTTACTCGTACCAGATTCATTACTTAATTAACGCATACAGTTTTAAGCGTTGTTAGGCATCTGCTGACGAGCCTTGTTAATCGCGTTGGTGGCAAGCTTAAGGGCGAGCTCACGAAGCTTCTTGGCACCATTGTTGAGACCATTACCGTTGTTGTTGGGCTTCTTGTTGCCATTGTTGTTGGGCTTCTTGTTACCGTTGTTGTTGGGCTTCTTGTTGCCGTTGTTGTTGGCAGGCTTGTTGCCGTTGTTGGCAGGCTTGTTGCCGTTGTTGTTGGCAGGCT